GTATTCAGATAGAGTTCTGTAGTCGATAAACGTTCATGTCGTAGCAGATGTTGCACGTGTACCGGATTCATATTTCCGGACAATAGTTCAGTAGCAACACTGGCTCTATAACCATGGAGTGGTTTCGGTCCATCTAAATCGATAGACTTCTGAAACTTTCTCATCGAATACGTTAAATGACTCAGTTCTTTAAAATGGTGATCTAGGTAATTAGTTTCCCCCGCATGTTTTTCGATTTGTAAAAACTCCAGTAGCTTCGGATGTATCGGGAGAATGGAGTCTTGTTTATTCTTTGTTGTCCAATCGTCTTTTCCTTCAATACGGATTCCAGATCCGATATCTGTCCAATTTAAATGGAACAGTTCTCCTGCTCGCATTCCGGTGTACCGAAGCATGTAATGGGTTCGCCTGAGTATTTGATATCTCCGTGATCGTTGTGCTCTATGGTTGAGAATGGTTTCGATGATCTCCAGTTGATGAGTTGTCCAGACCTTCGGAATCTTTTTGTTCACTTTCAGCATCGGCACATGATACTTCGGATGATTCAGATATTTATGACACCAGTTCAGATAAGCCTTCAGTGATCGTAAATGAGAATTGATTGAACCATCGGATAGACCTTCGGACCGGAGATGATCGACAAAGTCCTTAAAAGTTTCGTAAGTAATGGAATTGGATGTCGAGAAGGCTTGCCATCGGGCTAATTGAGGTCGATAGGTATCAACAGTCCTCTGAGAACGATAGGTCCGTAGATAGTCGATATATTGATCAATCATAGTGCCTTTACTAAACGAACGACTCTTCCAACGATCATGAACCCGTCACTATCATCAGCCGTAATCGTGAGATCTTTGTAGATCGGATTATCAGAAACAATCCGGTACTCATCTTGAGCTACCCGTTGCACCCTTTTGACATGTAGTGATTCCCAGAGTCTCAAGACATAGACTCCGTCACCGAGAAAGCCACTGTTCATATGAACGAGAATCGTATCTCCGGAACCCATCAGGGGAGCCATACTGTCACCGACTACGGTAATGAAGGCTAAGTTCTGATCTGGTAGCTTCGGTAGCCATTCGGTAATCACAGAGATCTTCTCTCCGTTTTCCTCTGTAGTCAGAGTCCCTGCTCCTCCACTTGCCTCTGTATCGAACTTTCGGATCACCCGATAGTTATCATCTCTGATCACTTCTTCCGTTTTGACCTCATCTATATCTCCAAAGACCTGTTCTATCTTGCTCAGAAAGTAGGATGAATCCTGTTTTCCTTGAATAACTCGGTTCACTTTAGATCGATCCCATCCAATGGCATCTGCTATCTCCTGTTGAGAATATCCCTGGGACTTCCGCCACAGATCAAAATTTTCTGATATTTTATGCACTTTATTGTTGACTCGTTTAATCATTTCTGATCAGATATGCACTCTGCTGCACTAGAGTGAACGGTTAACGGTTAGAACATGGAGTGAAATGCAAGATACCAACCTTCTGAATACCACTCAGGCCGCCAAGGCTCTTGGGGTCAGTGTCGATCAGATACGAAGAATGATCAGTAATGGTCAGATCAAGAGTATCCAGACCCACGATAGATCCCCTCATTTAATCCCCACTGCAGAGATCCTCCGGAACACTGAGATAAAACCGAGGTCTTCTCGGATGTCCTTTGAAGAATACTGTGAACTGGATGGACTGAATGCGTCTCTGATCAAAAGACTGAACAAGAGTCTTAACCATTACCTCTCTACTCCGTCAGATCCGTCTCCAGCCATGGCAAAGGGAACAGCGATCCACGATTCCATTGAACTTCGGTTAGCCGGAAAATCTTTCGGTGACAAGTATGTGGTTGCGCCCAATGTAGACAGGAGAACGAAAGCAGGACGGGAGGAATACGATCAGTTTGTAGCAGAAGAAAAGAGGACTGTTTTGAAGAAGGAAGATTACGAAGACGTAGTTCTGATGACCGAGTCAGTTTTCAGACATCCTGAGTTCTGGAGAATTATTCCGAATGCAGAAGTAGAACAGGTGATCACTTGGGAAGAAAACGGTATCCGAGCAAAAGCGAGACTTGATTACAGTGACGAGGGACAGCACCTCGTTGTGGATCTGAAAAGTGCTCAGGATGCTTCACCATACGGATTCAAGAAATCAGTCACACGGTATCAATACGACATCCAGGCCAACTGGTATCGAAGAGCCTATCAATCTGTTTCCGGTCATTATCCAGAGTTTTTATTTTTAGTTGTCGAAAACACCGCACCGTACAACGTAGCTCTTTACAAATTGTCCGATGAACTGATGCACACCGCAGAGTTCAAGATCAATCAAGCAGTCGAATTATACAAACAGTATCTCTCTGGAGAGATCTATAGCCAGGGTTACCATGAGGACGTAATGGAGTTGTCATGAAGCAGTGCAAACTATGCCAGAAGGAGATGTCGGTAACAGCCAATAACCAGAGGTACTGTGGAGATCCTTGTACTTATAAAATGTATGACCGAAGGCATACGAGACTAACCAGTAGTAACTGTGCAACCTGCAATAGCACCTTCCAACCGAAAACGAATATCAATGTCTATTGTTCCAAAGAATGCCAGAAGGTCGGAAGCAAGAAGTTCTATCAAGAGTATTTAAAGAAGAGACGAGAAGAACGTTCAATCAGATTAAAGGACAAACCAGAAAAGGTTTGTGCCTATCGGAGCTGTAACCGGAAATTCAAAGATATTCATCCAAACAAACGCTTCTGTAGCACGATCTGTCAGAGAGGGAACGAAAGAGTAGTTGAAAACGAAAAATGGTTGAACAGAAAAAAGGTCCATTGTGCAGTATCAACTTGTTCCAAGCTATTCATTCAGAAGAACTCCAACCAGATCTACTGTAGCCATCAGTGCAAACAATTAGTCAGAAACTTTCGGGACCGAGAACGATACAAACAGAATCCGAATAGGCCATGTAGCCGATGTAAACAACGGGTTCTATCAAAGAATTCCAAGGCGAAGATTTGTGATCGATGTTCCAAGGATCTTCAGCAGATCAAGATGAACCGACAGAAATTCAATGCACCGGAATCCGACATCATCTTTGAACCGGAGTCAAACGACTTTTTCAGTAGTCCTTGGACACGATTACAACAGAGGCATCACATCGATCTGGAACCGACCGACTCTTCCGTAGAGTCATCGGATTTTAAGGATCAAATTCAAAACTATTTAAAGAAAGGAGGAAAGATTACGAAGTTATCAGTCGGTTTCTGTCACTCACCCATTACCATGGAGCAGTAATGATCAGTTTAGACAAAGCAAAATCACTGATGAAAGGACCGAACTATATGGAGGAAATGGTCATGGAGACATTCAAAGCCTCTGATCTCTCGTTAATACCAGAGGATACGGAAGTAGATTTCGATGATGACGAACTACTGGAAGCCTTCCAGATTGCTCAGTCACAGATTCATTTGAAAAACTATCGTCTAGCGAATTCCGTTCTCCTTTTTTGTCACCGATTACTAAAGGAAAGATATGAGTGAAAACATTTTGAAGATCACAGAAGACTTAACGACTTCACTGGATACCCAGGAACTCGACAAGGCACTCGCCAAGGTCAAGGAGGAGATGAGTGCTCTCGTAGAAAAGGACGGAACCAATCCCCATTTCAGAAACAGTTTTACTTCGCTGTCCGCACTATTGAAAGCAGCAACTCCGGTACTCGCTAAACATGGACTCTCTTTTCAGCAGCATCCAACGAGTTCTAAACTGGTCTCCAGACTGTCTCATTCATCAGGTCAATGGATCGTATCAGAGTATTTGTTACCGACACACAAAGATGATCCACAGGGAGACGGATCGGCAATCACGTATGCCCGAAGATACTGCTACCAGAGCATTCTGGGTCTAGCTGGAGACATGGATGACGATGGGAATGCCAGTATGCCAATCAGTGCTGGTCCTCCGATGCCGAGGACAGGAGTGAAACGATGAAGAAGAACCACATGTCTTATTTTCTGCACTATGCAGATGACGATTATTACATGAAGACACTGGTCTTCAACAGTGGTCGAACCCAACATCATCTTTTTTCAGTAGATTGCCCAAACAGCATTGGTTCTGCGATCCAAGGATACGGAAGGAAGTGGTTTGTTTCGATAAATGGAGAAGAGCCTTCTACGGGTATTAAATTGGGAGACAAGATCGAAACAGAAGAAGAAGCAATGAGACTTCTCTGGAAACACAGGGATGAGGCAGTTCGGAGGATCAAATGATCGAAGGATATCTGGAAGACATGCTGATGGAAAGAAAGTATGGAGTCTCTCTCCAGGAGATTCAGAATTTATATAGCGTGATGACTTGGCAAGTGTATCTGCGATTACTGCAGGAAGACAGAAGGGAAACCGTTCCCTCGGATCTATTGGAAGCTGCAGAACGTTATGTCATTGCTTTTAACGATTGGGACCAACAACGAAATCTAGAGGACTGAATGTTACCACAACTATCACTCGTGGAAGATGATTTTCTATCAACAATTCGCAAGGTTTCCAGAGATGGATACTGTCGATTACACATTGATCCAAGTGACGCAAAGTCTTTACTGGTAAAAAACACGAACAACCGGAAACTCCGACAAACCGTAGTCGATTACTATGCGAATGAAATGATCAATGGGAATTGGGTAGACAACGGAGATCCGATCCGGATTGCACGGTCAGGACGGTTACTGAATGGACAGCATCGGTTATCTGCACTGGTCAAAGCAGGAGTAACGCTACCGTTTCATTTTCTATCGAATCTATCAGAAGAATCTTTTGAGCAGATGGACAATGGAGCAAAGCGAACACTGAATGACAACCTTGATATCGTCTCGGATCATGTATCGATTCTCAATGGGATTTATCAGTTAAAAGAAGGAGTGATGCAACGGAAGAGAATCGGACCATCTCAGATTAAATCGGTAGTGACAGATGAGATCATCGAACTGATGGAAGAGATGCCAAGGACAAAGAAACGGTTTATTCGTAGTCAGTACGTCAAAGCAGTGACAGTGACTTGTGTTCTCATTGGGGAACCAAAGGAAAGAGTTTTTAGTCGATACGAGAACGTCATCACGTTGACTTCAACTAATTCACTGGAACTGAACTTCAATCGGTGGCTTACCAACAATCTTACTTATAAAACAGCACGGGTCAGTCATTACTTTTTAAGTTCTCGGTTGGTTCCAGCCTTCTACAAGTTTTATACGAGCATGGAATCCGATAAGCAATTTCGATTGGGAGAGGATGAATCCAAAGAGATTTTGAAATCTCTCTCTGTGTATCTGAAAGACTATTACAGATCACTGAATCACCCGTAACCAGAATCAGACAGGGTATAGCCAGTGGGCCTTCCTCCCTAAATAAATGGTCCGAATTCATTACTGGTTAATCAATACGAGTTCACCTCTACGATGACCCTGTCTCCCACACATGGAGTAGCAATGGATGCAACACTTCGATTTTCTGTTTTCCTCACGTTGGCTTCTTTAGCTTTCTTGCTATTGACTCCAGCGATCATCAATGCACTCAACTTTTGGACAAGAGTGTTCAATCAACTCTAAGGAGAAATCTATGGACTTAGGATTTTCAATCGAAATCGAATACCCAAAAGAAATGATTCAGACCTCTCCGTTGCCCCCAGGGGAACATATGGTCGAGATTCAATACATCGGTAGCAAACCAACGAAATCCGGTGGCTGGATGCTGAACATGAAGTTAGCGAACGATCATGGACATGTCTGGGACAATTTTAACATTGGTCATGCTAGTGAAACCACTCGTCAGAGTGCTCAGAAGAAACTGGGAAGAGTAGCCCGTTGTAGTGGTCTGGAAGGATCGTTCAGTAATACCGATGATCTATTGAACAGAACCGTAGCAGTCGAACTCGGATTGAATCAGAACGGATTTATCGAAGTGCTGAAGTACAAGGAGAAACTGTCACAGGTACCGGTGACGGATACTGATGACGATGAACCTGAATTTTGAACTACCTTTTCCTCCCTCGGTAAACACCTACTACCGGAGTTCTTTCCGTAGTAGATCGGTTTATATGTCAAAAAAAGGACGGGAATTTCATCAACTAGCGTTAGTTGGTCTCATGGAGTTCAGCGATGCAGGAACATCCGATACTCTTCTCCCGTCCTTCCCCACAGAACGTCTCAGAATCCTCGTAGAACTGATTCCTGGTGATCGTAGGTCTTTTGATATAGACGGGAGACTGAAAGCACTGTTGGACACCATGGAAGGTCATATCTACACCAACGATTCTCAGATCGATGAACTGGAAGTAATCCGAAAACCTATTGACAAAGGGAAGGCACGATGTCGAGTAACGATCTCCGTGATCAAAGAGCAATCGAATTCTTGAAGAGACAGGGAATTCAGAGACCAGAGGTAGAAGAGGAAAGTTTTCCAGAAGAAGTGGAAGTAGTGATTCCAGAACTGGACTATCCTCCAGGGTTCTTAGGCGAACTCGCTGAAATGATCTGTGACAGTGGCTACAAACGACAGAAGTTGTTATCGATCTCTGCTGCCTCCGTGATCATCAGTTCTTTAGTTGGACAACGGATCAAGTCACAGTCTGGCATGAGAGCAAATATCTATTGTCTTTCTGTAGCACCGACTGCTGCCGGAAAGGAACATGGTCGGAGAATGATCGATAGATATCTCGTTGCTGCTGGAGCAGATTCGGTGATTGCTGGAGATGAAATCAGTAGTGATGCCGGAGTAGTCGATCAACTCAGTAACCAGCCACAATTACTTTTTCTGTTAGATGAATTCGGCAAGTTTCTGAAACGAACTCAGTTAAGTAGTAGTTCTCCGTATCTCGTTGGGATTCTGGAACTATTGATGAAACTCTATGGTCTTTCTGACGGAACGTACAGATCCGGTTGGACAAAGACCGATGGAGGACGGAAAGTCATACATCAGCCACATGTTGCGATCTATGGAACGAGTACTCCAGAACAGTTCTGGCCTCTGATGAACGGGGATCTGATCAGTAATGGATTTCTGAATCGATTCTGGATCTTTGAAAACCGTGATGAATCACCGGAGGAGCAGAACGTACAAGAACCTGTTTTGAATCAATCGATGGTCCAGCAATTAAAGAGACTGTATTCTCTACCGAGAGTTTCGATGGGAGAAGACGCAACGATTCCAATGCCCCAGGTGATTACGGCTACAGAAGCAGCAAACGAGGTACTACGGGAAGCACAGAAGCACTGGAAGGAAGAATCACAGAATCCGGTAAACAAGGCTAGAGACTTGTGGAAACGAGCAAACGACATGTGTCGGAAAGCTGCACTTCTGGTCGCTATCAGTGGGTATCAGCATCAGTTACCGAATGTCACCGAAGAGCACATGCAGTGGTCCGTGGAACTAACGAACTATCTGTGTCGGAACGCAAGTCAACGAGCATCCGGTGAAATGGGAGAAACCAGACATGAACAGAGGATCAACAAGATCTATCAGAAGATAGCCGAGAAACCGGATGGAATCAGTAACCGAGACTTAGCGAGAGCAACACCACATCTACCGAAGGGATATCGGGAGCAACTGGTACTACAGTTACTGGAAACAGGACTGATTGAAGAGTCGATGATCTTAGGTGGGAAACGAGCATCCCGTGGTTATATCGCTAAGTGTCATTAGTGTCATTAGACAGTTAATGCCATGAAGACAGTAAGCAAACCCAGTAAACATCAGGGTTCTAGCGATTTGACCAAATTAAATGTCATCAAAGATAATGACAATAAGGCAATTTTACCGTGTTTTTCCGGTAATTTTCACTCTCTATACAGTACTAATACGGTACTACAGTAAGTAAAGTTCTTTTTTCCGAACCGTGCTGATCTGGAAGATACCATGGAAACCGGATTTCTGTCAATCACTTTTGATCAAAAAAAATCAAAGTCTCACATTTGGTCGATCAGCCGTAGCTTCCTGGATCAAAGCATCGTGCATCCGTGGTGGAGAAACGAAGATCCGTTTTTCCAGTTCATCCGAATCGTACATGATCTTCATCAGGAGCATAGCCACTTTAAACACTTGTGAGAATTGTCTGTTTCCAGATTCAAACTTACTGATTTCAACATTTGTATAACCGAGTATATCTGATAGTTCCTGCTGAGTGAATCCGAGTTCTGTTCTAATTCCACGTAACCATTCCCCAGGACTTTTGTCTCCGAAGAAATCCTCATCGGTCATGGTCTGCAGACAGTCGGTTGAAGCAATCAAAGGTTTTTTAGCCATAATTTTTGCGGTCCTGAGCGGAAGTGAGAATTTTTGCGGTCCTGAGCGGATCAGAATCAAACCGAATGCAAACGGAATACAAGATTGAACGAGTCAAATCGTGTTCAAATCCACGAAAAGCAAGTAAAATTACAATTGTTTATAGATCTGTTCAGATCAGGATATTTTTCGAAGGTATACTGGACTAGCATTGAACTAGAAAAGGTCCGTGATGATAGATCTGAGAGGTCAAGAGTGATAGTTTCTGGAGATACCAGGAACAAAGCACAAAAAAAAGGACAAGCTCCGGAGAACTTGCCCAGGTTAGTATCAGATCAGTTTATCCATTGCCAAAAAGTAGGAACTCCATAGAAAATGAATTCATATTCTTGATCTGTTTCTGCTCTGAATGAATGAGTGCTTTGTTGGTCAATGATTTCCAGTTCGATACCGTTTGCTTTTGCCTTGTCCTGGACAAACTGAAAATACTTTTCGATCTGTTGATTATAGACGTTTTGGTCCATGGTTCTTGATTTGTACAAACAAGTTTCCCTGTGAGTTTCTGAAAATATAGTGATCATAGTTCCTCAAATGAAAAAACCCTCCGAAGAGGGTTCAGTTGGTTAGTTTGGAAAGTTTCGGAGATATTGTTGCATTGCAGTTTGGTCAGTAAAACGAATTCCAGCACCATGGATGGCTTCTTGTAGAAAATGCCATAACTCCGGAGGTCCGGACCAAATCACGATACCTTGATCTGTTACAATGAATTTCCCTGTTTTCCAGGAAACTGAAACGATCCTCATAAGACAAACCCAGTTTGATCTAGTTTTGCAGATCCCTTGGCAAATGCTCCGCCAACTTGTGAGACTTTCCCTAGCCACCAAACATCTGTGTCGTCTTGTTCTTTAATCACGTGATAACCAAACCAGGTATCAGGAATACTCTCTCTTGTTCTCCAGACTACGTTGACCACACCACCGGAAGACAAAACATCTAGACAGAAGCTCTCGTTTTCCTCTGATCTTGAAAAGATCAAATCATAGTTCCAAGGGAACTTTCCTGTTAGATATCGGTTCATTCGATCAAACCGTTTTGTGTAATCGTAAAACCTGATCTTTCGTTTAAATAGACTTGGTGCTACTAGTTCCCAGGCAACATCAGAAAGAACATTCAACCGAACAAAAGGAGTTTTCCCTTGTTTCTCTGCTTTCCTTTCAATAGCATCAAGCTCTGATTCAAGAGTGCTTAGAAATAATCTTCTGTTCTCTAAAAACAATTGAGCTTTCTTGATCCTTGCCTGTCTCACGTTAGAAAACTTTCCTCTTCCCTGGTCAAATAGACATACGGAAGTACAACCTTCTGATCGACTAGGACAAAGTTCAGTTCCTGATTCCATGGCAGGAGCAAGGGATAATCCGGCTATCAAGATCTGATCAGTTCTGGTCTTGTCCAGTTTCGTGTTTCCAGTTTCTGCTAGTAATTTGATTAGTTGCTTACTCATTTGTTCCTCTTAAATGATTTGATCGTCAGTAGTAAAATCAAACAAGGTCCGCTCAAGTCTCTGAGCTTTCTTGTAGTACTGGTACTCTCTGGCAAAACATTGACTAGCATAAGCCCAGGCATCATCAGTATTTAATGAAGACAAAGCTTTCTGCATTGTTCCCCTGATTGGTTTCCTCTGTTCCAAGGAAAGATAAATCTTCGGTTCTTTTGTTAAATCTACTGCCACGATACCTCCGGTTGTTTCAGTTCGATGGAATAGCCAAGGCTCTTGATCTTCTGTAGCTGGAAACGGTCTAGTGTTTTTGTCCTGGTCAGATCTGAAAAGATCTGTGCAGTTTGGCAAACGGGATAGAACAAGGTCTTCCCGTAGACCTGTTTTTGTTCGATGATGATTTTCATAATTCCTCCCAGAAAAATACGATCCTGTTTTCCTTTTTGGCTATCTCCAATCTTTTCAGATCATCTTCGGTTATCCCTGTTTTAATTTTAGCTACCATCAAGATCATATTGAGCAGTAGCAACGGTATCAGGACTGTTGGAATCAGGACCGTTGTCCAATCTCGTTTCGTTTTCATTTGTTCCTCTTATTAATAAGGTAGAAAGCCCAGTTGCCTGGGCTGATTGAATTACATGTATTTCTGGTAGTGTTGCCGCTCGTTTTCTGGGATCATTGCGAGAAGCTTTGTCTCTGAATACATTGAAATCATTCTTTCCAGTTTGTCCTGATCATTTTGTCGTAGGCTTTCGAGTACCGGATCATTGCTGGCCAATACCTCTACAACTCTGTCAATCATTTTGCTTTTGAGCTTAGTCATCTTGTCCTCGTATATATATGGTACTAATCACTGATCAGAATTGAATCAGTAAAACCACCCTAGCACTTGTCATTATGACTAGTCAATACTTTTTGATCATTATTGATCATTTTTTTTTGGTCTTTTGCTCAAGGTCCAAGCATTTGCTCAGGTTATATCGTATATCGTATATGATAGTTTGGGTATCAGGTTGGAGTTTGAGTTTTAGAAGGTTTGGGAAAAGCAATTTTACGGAACAAAACTTGACCTCCTGAACCTGCCCGATGCCTTCCAGTACCTTCCGATAGCTTTCGTTTTTTATCACTGATAACCTTATCAGAACTTATAAGTCACTGATTTTATTGACTGCTGTTTCTGTTTCATGAGTTCCATATCGTATATTAGTGAACATATAGCTACTTTTAACCATCGAATCGCAATTAAACCACCGATTTGGTCCTCGTTTTCTCCCTGGTTCAAAAGGTATGGGGGGCACAAAATCGGCCCTTGGTCTGTGGTAGGTCATCCCCTTCCCCCACACGGGGGGAGTTTTTACTAGACGGTCTGATCAAAACTGATATAAAGTGATCAAAAGGAGAAACATGAAAGACCCCAGACACCGAGTCAAGCAGAGAGACATTGAGATCAAGGAGAAGTTCGGAAAGATTCAGTGTGCTCCGATGGGTGCTCTCTGGTCCCAGGGCAAAGCGGCAGGTTTGACAGTCAAGAAGTTATCGGACAAGTCCGGCCTTCCGGCCAATACGATCCGTGAGATGAACAGGAAATATGGGGAACTGGTGGAATTGCAGGTCCGAGCGAATCTCGGAGAGATTGCGGTGGATGCGTTACAGAACATGGTTGATCTGGCGTTCACTGCAGAGGATGAGAAGACTCGTTTCAATGCAACCAGAGATTTACTGGACCGAGCAGGGTTCAAGCCGAAGACCGAATCGCACATCACTCAGGAAGTGATCAAGCGGTCACCGAAGGAGATTGAAGAGGAAGCGAGGAAGAAGTTAGGCAACGAGTTAGCCGAGAAGTTACTCGGACTGTCATCGATAGAGGATGCAGAGATTGTAGAGACGTAAACGTTCATGGGCTTTGTTGGACACCACGGTCCGCACTCGGTAGTCGAGCCATCTTTTCGGCAGAGCGAATCTGTTGGGGGTCCATGGGCAAACCGATAATCAATAGTTCAAGGTGTTGTAAGGTGCGTCTCTTCAGATTTTGTAATGACTGTAATTATCGAATTCTTTGTGAACGTTATCGGAGATGTTGGAGTGGCAGAGTACCAGGGGAAGAAGGTCAGTCTGAACAAACCGTGAAAAGGAAGAAGTGATCGTTGCCATTTATCTAGTAGCCATTGTCTCAGCGAATCTGAGCATTCTGTACTTCGGTCCTGCTGCATCGATCTTCAATGCGTTCTTTTTTATCGGTCTTGATTTATCACTACGGGATCATCTCCATGAGAAGTGGAAACAGAATTTAAAACGGAACATGGCCTTGTTGATCTTTAGTGGATCTGGGTTGACCGTCTTGTTGAATTTGGAGGCTCTTCAGATAGCAGTAGCCAGTGCGGCAGCCTTCGGAGTCAGTAGTGCTCTGGATAGTTGGGTTTATCATTTTCTAAAAAACGAAAAGTACTTGGTGAAGTCAAACGCTTCCAATGCAGTCGGTTCTTTTAGTGACTCTTTGATTTTTCCGGTACTAGCCTTTGGTGGATTTCCATGGTTGATCATCTTAGGTCAATTCATCGCAAAATGGGCAGGAGGTCTTCTTTGGTCTTATTTGATCTATCGTTATGATTCACTACCACGGAGGCCCGTTAGCTTGTCCCAATGAACAGGTAGCCCGAATTCTTCATGGCAAACATGCTTGTGTTTCGTATGCAGTCCGGTCTCAGTTACCGATTGTTCAAGAATTTTGTCAATCTTGGATGCTCGATAATGGGGCTTATAGTTTTTGGAATTCTGGGAAATCGGTCAATTGGGAAAAGTATTATCAGTTCATTGAAGATCTCAAAGACCCGTCTCTAGATTTTTGGATCATCCCAGATGTCATTGGAGGGACAGAACAGCAGAACAATGATTTGATCCGCAATTGTCCACTACGAGGAGGGACTCCAGTTTGGCACTTTGATGAAAGTCTAGAGAAGTTATCTTGGTTAGCAGAAGAGTTCCCAAGGATCTGTATCGGAACTACCGAAGGTTTGAACCCAAACACTGAAAAATACTGGGAGAGGATGAATCAGGCAATGGATTGCCTTTGTGTAGACGGAAAGATTTCTATTAAAGTTCATGGCCTTCGATGTTTGAACCCAGAGATTTTCACAAAAGTTCCTTTGGCCTCTGCAGACAGCACAATGGTAGCTCGCAACATGACAGTACCAAAATGGGAGAGTGTGGCCTTTAAGCCAAATTCTTTAATAACCAGAGCAGTAGTCCTGATGGATCGGATTGAGTCTTTTAATGCTCCCAAGACATGGTCTGGGGGACCAGTGCAACTTAGTTTATTCGGAGTCTAATGTACGGAAAAAAGAAAACGTCAAAGAAAGCGTTCAAACCGTGTGCAACGTGTCCGTCACCGAGCAAGTGCAAGATGGCTGGTAAATGCTTGAAAAAGAAAAAATAGTAGTTGAGGCTTTAGAACTCCAGAAGGAGTACGAGGAAGCCAAGAAGTTCAACAAGCTATTATCTTACGAACCGTATCGGTATCAGGCAGAGTTTCACCGGAGCAGGGACGATTCTGGGAATCAGGCTCGGCAACGTTGTCTGATGGCTGGGAACAAGGTCGGGAAAACGTTCTGTGGTGCAGCAGAGATGGCATATCATCTAACGGGACTCTATCCGGAGTGGTGGGATGGCTGGAGGTTCGACAGACCGATTCAAGCCTGGGCCGCAGGACAGAGCCACTATGCAACAAGGGACATTGTTCAGTGCGAACTTCTCGGAACTCCAGGAGATCCGGATGCACAGGGAACCGCAGCAATTCCGAGAGAATTGATTCTATCGACAGAAAGAAACCCTGGGGTTCCCAACGGCATCGGCATGGCGTTGGTCAAGCATGTCAATGGGAAGAGCAGACTTCAGTTCAAATCATATGACAGTGGTGCTTCTGCCTGGATGGGAGTAGCGGTAGACGTAGTTTGGATGGACGAGGAACCACCGCAGGACATTTACTCGCAATCTCTTCGAGCTTCTTTAAAAAACGGGGGTCCGGTCTATCTGACGTTCACACCGGAACGGGGAGTAACGGGAGTTGTCCAGAACTTTTTGAATGATCGAAAGCCTTCGCAGCAACTGGTGACTGCTTCCTGGGACGATGCTCCGCATCTATCTGAAGATGTAAAACAGGAGATTCTCTCAGCGTTACCGTTGCATGAGCGTCAAATGAGATCCAAGGGAATTCCGGTACTTGGAAGCGGACAAGTCTTTCCGATTGCAGAAGAATCCTTTTCGGTCAGAGCTTTTGAAATTCCGGAACACTGGCCAAGGATCTGTGGAATCGACTTCGGTTTTGACCATCCGACTGCAGCAATCTGGGTAGCTTGGGACCGTGACACAGACACGGCTTATCTCTATGACAGTTACTGTCAGTCCGGTGCAGCAATGTTGCAACATGCTGAAGCAATCAAACTCCGAGGAAACTGGATTCCGGTAGCTTGGCCTCATGACGGTTCGATTCATGACAAGGGCAGTGGACACGCTTTAGCCGATCAGTATCGCAGAGCCGGAGTCAATTTCCTGGGTTCCCACTTTCACAATCCGGAAGGCGGAATTGCTGTCGAACCAGGAATTATGGCGATGATCACAAGGTTTCAAACAGGACGGTTGAAGGTCTTTGATCATTTGCAGGATTGGTACAAGGAATACAGAATCTATCATCGCAAGGACGGAAAGATTGTCAGAAAGTATGATGACCTGATGTCCGCAACCCGTTATGCCGTTCAATCTCTTCGGTATGCCACAATCCGGACCTGGAGGCCCAGAGCAGAGGTAGCCGAGGGATCTTTGTCAGATCGCACTTTTGACCCTTTCAACCATTGGAGAGCATGGCCAGAGGATACAACCCCGTCGCCCGTGTGGAGGAACTGAGACAACGTTTTGAAACAGTCCGACAACAAGGAATTTCGGCACAGCAGTCGTATCAGCAGGACTATCCTCAGTATCGAAGTGCCTACGATGAAGCAGTTACCTTTGAACCCCAGGTTCGGAGTGCCTACGATGCTTTTCAATCAAACAGGACTCAGGCTCGTCTGGATGCTTACAACGCACTGTTATCGACCTACGAGGGTCTTCAGGCCAATTACAAGGCATACGAACCGACCCTTCAGCAGTACCAGACCACGATGCAACAAAGTGGCGCAGAGTTAGACCAGATCAACGAAATGCTTCCGTCCTTGTTGAAACAGATTGAAGTGGAACGAGATCCGAGAAAACAGGGAATTCGCAGAAACTATCAGCAGAGCATTCTGACTTCCACCGTCCGGAGTCCTTCAGCCATCCGATGATTGAAAAGTGTACTTTAGCCGATGTAGATGCCTTGATGGCAGATTTACGGAACATGTATGTCGAAATGGCTCCCTTCGGGAAGATGGATGAAGAGAAATGTATTTCGTTTCTAACAGACAGTATTCAGCACCACATAGTTCTGAAGAAGACTGAAGAGGAAAAACTCTTGGGACACATGGGTCTCCGAGTCGAAAGCCACTGGTACACGAATGATGCGGCACTTTATGAATACTATGTCTACGTCAATCCGGAGCACAGAAAAACGAGAACAGCCTTTGAACTCTACAAAGTAGCGAAGTCCGTAGCACAGTCAGTGAAACTACCGTTTTTCTATGGAACTTTCCGGAAACCGGAGTCTGATTTTGAAAGAGTGAATAAGTTTCTGAAGCGCCAAGGGGGGCAACAGATTGGGTCACAATATTTTATAGGAGCATAGTAATGGTTGATTTAGTAAATGCGGCTCAAGTAAACCTAAATAATTTAGGGGAAGCCTTAAGTGGTGGTGGTGGTGGCAAGGGCAGTGGATACGGTGGTGGTGGGTTTAAATTCTCTCCAATTGACATCAGTATTCCTGACAATTTGGACAGTTGGACATTTAATCTGGATCAGAATTTTGCAGAACCTGTTCAGCCTTTAATTGACGCAGCAGTTGACGTTACGACAACAGTCCCTGTCCAGGCAGTAGAACAAATCACAAAGATTGATCCAGTGGATACCACAACCAATGTTGTCACTCAGGCAGTAAAAACTCCCGAACAGGTCATAGGTGACGCAGAACCTGCTGTTTCAGCAATCGCTGATGCCACAGCAGACACGATCATTACAGCAACCGAGGTTCCCGAAAAAATCAATCAGATTGATGCTGGTAAGGTGGCAGAAGATGTGGTTAATCAAGCAGTAACCACGGTGACAGAAACACCGAAGATGGTAGTGGAGATTGCAGAAAATGCTGTATTGAAACCTACTTCCAATCTAGCGATGGATTTGACAGAAAAGGCAAAGGACGCATTGGAATTGACTTGGGATAATATCATTTCTCCATTCCAACCAGGAACGACAGAAGGGACGGTAGCAGAAGAACCTGCTGCAGCAGATCTGGATGCTAAGGAACTAACAGGCAACGAAGCAGTTTTTGGAAATATTGAGAAAGCAACCACCAAGGCAGACAAGATGACGGAGGAGGAAAGACTCCGCAGAATCAGAAGACTGATGTTGAACAGATATGGACGAGAAGACACGATTTTAACTGGAGCAAAAGATCCGATGAATCGTAGAAGATATGCGAGTGCATTATGAACATTCTCGAAGAATACGAGGCACTGAAAAGCGATAGAGGCAACTGGGAGAGCCAGTGGCAGGATATTGCAGAACTGATGATTCCTCGTAGAGCAGACTTTACCAATCGGTATCGTGCTTCCGGAGAACAGAGAAGAGATCGGATCTATGAATCCACAGCAGTCCGTGCCTTGGTCCGAGGAGCATCCGGTCTTCATAATACGTTGACCAGCAATACGGTTCCCTGGTTTTCATTGGAGACCGAAGATCCGCAGTTGATGAAAGAGAGAGAAGTTCAGTTGTGGCTGGAAGAAACCACACGGAGAACGATGGCTGTTTTCAATTCTCCTCAGAGCAGTTTCCATTCTTCGATCCACGAATACTTTCTGGATCTGATGGCTTTCGGGACAGCAGTCCTGTTTGTTTCCAATGAACCTCCCTTCGGTCCCGTTTTCCGGTCCTATTTCTTGGGACACTGTTACATCGCAGAAGACAAACTCGGCAGAGTGGATGCTATCTACAGAACTTTCTGGGACACCGCACGATCTCTCTACCGTCAGTTCGGAGGATCGCTATCCGATGAAATCAAAAAAGCAGCAGACAACAATCCCTTTGAACGCTTTGAAATCCTGCACTGTGTCAAACCTCGGAACAAGTCCGGCAAGGGACAACTGTCGAAACCGTATTTATCCGTCTACATCGAAACAGCAACCAGGAAGGAAATCCGAGAAGGAGGGTTTGAGGAGTTACCGTACATTGTCAGTCGATGGCAAAAGAATTCGATGGAAGTCTACGGACGAGGCCCAGGAATCGAAGCATTGCCCGATGTCCGGATGATCAACGAAATGGAACGAATCGGTCTGATTGCTCTTCAAAAAGTAGTCGATCCTCCGATGTTACTGCCAGACGATGGATTCCTCGGACCCGTAAGACTCCAGCCAGGAGGATTGAACTATTTCAGGGCCGGACTAGGACCACAGGATCGAATCACTCCGTTGATTACAAATGCAAGAATTGATCTCAATGAAGCAAAAATGGGTCAGGTCCGGAATGCGATTGAACGAGCATTCTACATTGATCTCCTGGAACTCCCTGGACCGACTGCTGCAGACGGGGATGTCCTCCGGTTTTCGGCAACAGAGATTGCTGCACGGCAGAGAGATCGACTTTCGATCCTTGGACCCATTGTCGCTCGTCAAGAAGTTGAACTGCTTGGACCTCTGGTCCTGAGAACAGTATCGATTCTATTACGAAATGGTTCCCTTCCGGAAGCACCACAGTCCTTGCAACAGGCAGATTTCAAAATCTCGTATTCCAATCCGGTAGCAATTGCTCAGAGATCCGGTGAACTAGCTTCGATTTCACAACTCATTCAGTTCCTTGTTCCATTTGCCCAACTTGATCCGACTGTCATTGAACGTTTTGAAACCGGAAGAGTTGCCGAATTAGCAGCAGAGATTTTAAAAGTTTCTCCCTCAGTTTTCCGTACAGAAGCCGAACGGGATCAGAAGAAGAACGAGGAACTTCAGCAACAGCAGATGATGGAACAGATGCAACAGGCTCAAGTAATTGCCCAGCAACAGTCTTTGATTTCACAGTCTCGCAGAGACGAATCCGTAGCAACTCTTAATGAAGCAAAAGCCAGAAGCGCATGATCTTTCAAAAAAAGAGGCAGTCTGATTATCGGACTGTCTTTGACTCACCCCAAGGTCGCAAGGTCTTAGCGGACCTTTGCCAACGCCACTTCGTTTTCAATTCCACTCACATCCCCAATGACCCGTACACTTCTGCTTTCCAGGACGGTAGACGTTCTGTGGTGGTAGACATTTTACGGTATCTGAAGATTGATCTGGAGACTCTAGAAACCCAAATGGAAAGACCCTATGAATGAAGTTCCAACGGAATCCACCGAGACCACCGAACCCACCGAATCCGCCATGGCGTTTGATCCGACTTCTTTGCCGGAAGAACTGGCTCATGAACCGTCTCTACGGAATTTTGACGATGTATCAAAGTTAGCAAAAAGCTATGTCAATCTAGTTAAAAAAATGGGAGTTCCAGCAGAGCAACTGGTTCGACTTCCTTCTGACGGAAACTACGAGGAACTCTACAATCAACTCGGCAGACCTCCGGACCCACAGGGTTACGAAATCGATCTGTCGAATGACATCAATCTGGAGTACGTCAACAACGCTCACAAACTGGGTCTCTCCAAGGATCAGGCACGGGACGTTTACGATTGGATGATGAACAAGTATGAACAAGTCAGATCCCAGGAAAAAAACGAGTACCAGGAAGCTGTCCAGCAAGGGATTGAATCACTGAAGCGAGAATGGGGAACCGACTTTGAGAGTCAGACCCAGATTGCCAAACAGGCATTCCTTCAATTAGCAGACGCAGACACAGTCAAGATGGTGGAAGCATCCGGCCTGGGAAACTCTCCGGAGATGATCAAACTCTTCAACCGAGTCGGTCAAATACTAAAGGAAGATGGTATGCTACAGAACGATGTGGCTTTTGGTGACAGTGGTGGAAGAGCATCAATTGAAAGTCGGTTGCAACAGATCATGGATTCTGATTCTCCGTACTGGAATGGGATGCATCCAGAGCACGATAAATACGTCAACGAGGCATTGAAACTCCGAGAGTTTTTGACATGACAGAAGAGCAGATTCAGCTTCGATTAGAATGCTTGCGTATCGCAGTAGAAAACGGTACATTGGCCGTTATCAGTAACCCCATTGAACTTGCTGATCGATACTACCAGTGGGTCACAAAGCCCACCGATTCCCTCATGCAAAAGGAACGGAAACGGACAACCAGATCCTGACCCGTACTTCTTCTGCTTCCTATCGGAATCCTGAGACATCAGACATCTGATGTAGGACAACTCCAATCATAGGCATGAGATCAATTCTCATCTCAGGTTGGATTATGTCTAATCAGGTAACGACTGCTTTTGTTCAGCAGTACTCCCAGAATCTAGCTCACCTCGCCCAACAGAAAGGATCACGCTTGCGTGGTCTGGTGCGTACGGAAGGGGTCCGAGCAAAACAAGCCTTTTTTGATCAAATCGGTTCTCAAACTGCTTCCGTCCGGACAACCCGTGGAGCAGACACGATCATCAACGATACGCCTCATGCCCGAAGACGAGTGAGTTTGGCAGACTACGAGGTAGCAGATCTGATTGATGATCAGGACAAACTCCGGATGATTGTCGATCCGACTTCTTCGTATGCACAGGCTCAGGCTTTTGCAATCGGTAGAGCGATGGACGATGTCATCATCAGTGCAGCAACCGGAACTGCGTCTACGGGCGAAACCGGAACAACTTCGGTGACTCTCTCCGGATACAACGGTGGTTCTCAGGTAATTGCTGCTGGTGCAACTGCGATGACCATCGCTAAACTTCGGGAAGCCAAATTCATTCTGGACAACGCTGATGTTGATCCGAGCATTCCTAGAGTGATCGTAGTTTCTCCGAAGCAGATCCAGGATCTGTTAGCGACCACGGAAGTCACCAGTTCTGATTTCAACACCGTAAAATCTTTAGCCCAAGGCCAAGTCACTGACTTTCTTGGCTTTAACTTCGTGACCTCTACTCGGCTAGGCTTGTCTGGTTCTACCAGAAGTTGCTTTGCTTATGCAGTAGACGGAGTCCTGTTGGCAGTAGCCAAAGATTTGACGGTCAGAATCGATGAACGTCCTGACAAGTCCTACGCTACCCAGGTCTATGCTTGCATGTCCATTGGGGCAACTCGGATGGAAGAGACCAAGGTTGTTCAAATCGATTGTGTTGAATCTTAATAACGGAGTTCACTAATGGCTGTTACCACTCAAAAAACTACCGAGTACACCAATGCTACGGCTGATCCGGTAGTCAACAACGAGTCCACCGAATACCAAGGTCGACTCCGTGTAATGTTCTTCACCCATGACCAGGACGGTGCTGGGGATGCTACCTCTTCAGTAGCCATCGGGAAACTTCCGGCAGGACGAGTACGAGTTCTGTTGGGTCTTTCTCGCATGTACTGTAACTGGACCACTGCTTCTGCAACCTTGGATCTTGGTTGGGATGCTTATACAGACGGGGATAACACAGCAGTTGCTGCTGATCCTGATGGTCTGATCGATGGTCTCTCAGTAGATACTGCAGGGTACTTCAACATGGAAGGTGCTTTAGCCGGAATCAAGGCCACTGGCGGAACCTATGTCTTTCAGTCAATGGGAGGTGTAGTGGTCCGAGCAACCAGTCAGGATACGGCTATTGCCGATGGGGATGATCTGGTCGGTTACATTGTCTATGTGATTGACTGATGTCTTCAGTAGTTCAGATCTGTAATATCGCACTGACGAATGTCGGTGAGACCAAAATTGCAGCACTGAATGAAGAGAACGAGAGGGCTAGAGTTGTCAATCTTCGCTACGAAGACTGTCGAGACTCGGTCCTCCGGTCTCATCCCTGGAACTGTGCAGTCCACCGAGTAGAACTCTCTGCCGATGTCAGTGCTCCCGTGTGGGGTTATGCCAAACGCTTTGCTCTACCGAGTGACTGTCTCCGAGTTCTGGACATTGAAAACTACTTTGAAGAATACGAAGTCGAGGGTCGGTACATTCTGACCGACAGTACTTCAGTTAAACTGAAGTACATCAAAAAGATCACTGATCCGAATGATTTCGATTCTCTGTTGGTCCATGCCATTGCGCTCAAATTAGCTTCGGAGATTGCAGAAAATCTGACAGGTCGAGCGGATCTTCGGGACAGGATGTTTACGAAGTATCTTCAGATTCTTTCAGAAGCTAGAGGAGTCGATTCTCAGGAGAGGTCGATGCCTGTCGAGTTTGTAGCCGATGGTTTGATCAATGCCCGTTTGGTCGGTTCTCAGCCCAGAAGAGCCAAGTTTTCCAGTGAGGTGTAGATGAGGATTCAAGCACTTCAGTCTTCCTTTGCAGATGGGATGATCTCTCCGAGAATGCAGGGGATGGTGGAACTGGAGTCCTATCGATCTTCCTTGGCTCTTCTTGAGAACATGGTCGTTCTTCCCCAGGGTTCCGTAACTCGGAGACCAGGGACGTTCTTTGCCAACAGCACTCCTTCCAATGCCCAGGTCCGTTTGGTCCCGTTCAATCGGGGTCAAGGGACTTCGGTCATCCTAGAATTTTCTAATAACAAACTTCGTTTCTATGCAAATGATGGAATCATCGAATCCGGTGGTTCTCCCTACGAAGTCGTTACCACGTACACTACGGCTCAGTTAGCCGATCTCAGTTTTACTCAATCCGCAGACGTACTCTTCATCTGTCATCCGACTCATCCTCCGAGAGAATTAAAACGTTTAGACGTTGCTTCGTGGTCCTTGACGGAACTGGTTTTAAAGGACGGTCCTTACTTTCCGGTCAATACAGAAGACACCACGATGACGGTTTCTCTAGCAGATAGAGCAAACTGGACAGAGTCGTTTACCAATTCAACATTGACTGCAGAAGAGATCATTACGGTCACTTCTTCCAACGTAGACCCAGGGACCAATTCGTTTACCTCCAGCAATCATCCCTTTGTCAATGGGCAGAAGGTTCGTTTCACCGGAGCAACCGGACTAGCAGGGAATCCCGTAGCAGGAACGTATTCGCAATCAACGACCACAGTCACTGTCACTAAAGCAGGACACGGCATTGCTGATGGAGCAGAAGTGTATCTGGACTTTACCAGTGGTGATGGAGTCAACGGGTTCTTTAACATTACTTATGTCGATGTCGATACTTTTGAGGTGACTTCCGGTACAAGCCAGACCACTTCTGGAGACGTAGAGATTGCCACTCGCATTACCGCAGGAAGCGATTACTACATCATCCAGGCAACGCAGAACACCTTTAAACTCTCGACATCCTCTGGTGGCACACCTCTGTTGATCAATGCTGCACCGACCACAGACGTAGTCTTTTTCCAAGACATCATCGACAAGAATGCCTACATCAAAATACTGGCTTCCGATACCACCGGAATCAATCTGGACCTTGGTTTCCAGAGCACTGATGTCGGACGAGTCATCCGCTTGAACCTGCAGGTTCCTCCACAGATCAAATGGGGATATGCCGAGATCTTAGAACTGGACAGTAGCAATCCGACCACCACGATTCTAGCTAAAACAAAATCGGCTCTATCGACCCCAGGAACCACTACAGAATGGCAACTCGGCAGTTTTTCAGAGACCTCTGGATACCCCAGAACCGTTCAGATCTTTCAGCAGAGACTTGTTTTTGGAGGAACGTCTTCAGAACCCCAGACCATCTTTTTTTCTCAGACAGGAGACTTCAATAACTTCGCAGCATCGGAACCCTTGGGTCAATCCACAGGCAGAACGGATTCTTCTGGCCAGACGATCATTGGGGAGCAGATTTTTGAAAACAATGCTCTTTCGCTAACGATCTCTTCAGACACAGTCGATTTGATTGAATGGATGAACGAGGACCGTAGAATGACCCTCGGCACTTCCGGTGGAATCTTCCAGATCTATGGAGCAGATGACGATTTAACTGTCACTCCGTTCAATTTCACGATTGCCAAGGTCAGTGCCTGGGCTACCGATGCTACTGCGCTTCCGTCAAAAATCGGCAATAACCTGCTCTACGTTCAACAGAACGGCAGAAAAATCAGAGAGTTAGCATTCGATAAATTGCAGGATCAGTACGCAGCAGCAGATCTTTCTTTGAGAGCAGAGAATCTAACAGAATCCGGTATTATTGGAACAGCCTACCAAGATCAGCCGTACTCCGTTCTCTGGTGTAGAAGAACCGATGGGAAGTTAGCAGGGATCACGTATGTCGACCTGTTGCAGATGAGAGCATGGCATTTACACACGATAGCCGGAACCCACTACGACAGTACCTACGGAAATCACGCCAAGGTCGAATCGATTGCAGTCATCCCACGGAATACACACGATCAACTTTGGATGGTGGTTAAACGGCACAAACGAGAAACAGCACTAGCATCATGTACCTTCAATCAATCCACTGACTTTTTTAGCAATACCTCCCATGGACTTACTAACGGGAATACTGTTGCCTTTGATGGAACAGCCATCGATGGGTTCAGTGCCGATACTCTCTACTACGTTGTCAGTGCTACTACCGATACTTTCCAACTTTCAGCAACATCTGGAGGATCTGCAATCACCGTCTCCGGATCAACAACGGATGTCTCGGTAACGACTCTCCGCAAATGCACAGAGGTCCGCTATGTCGAATTCATGGAAAGATACTATGTCGGTGACGAGATCGATCCAACAGATGCTCATTTTGTTGATTCTGGTCTGGAAGAGCCAACTAGCCAAACCACAGCTACTACTGCCGTTACTGGTTTATCGCACCTTTCTGGAGAATCGGTTTCCATTCTGGCAGATGCTTCAGTGCAACCGAACCAGACCGTCAATTCCTCCGGAGAAGTCACACTACAGACCGCAGCAACCAAATACCGAATTGGACTCGGATACAACAGCAATCTCCAAACGCTCCCGATGGTCCAACCGACCTCGGCTGGAACCTCTGTAGGCAACAAAAAGCGGATTCACAAGTTTGTCATCAAGCTACTCGACTCCCTCGGTTTCAAGTACGGAAGCACTCCGTATCTCTTGGACACTGCAACTATCAACTATCTGGAGTCTATCGGAGTAATCTTCGGAGCAAACACATCGAATCTGACAGAAGCCGTATTTAGAACGACAGCAGATCGAATCGGGGCAGCACTGTTATTTTTCACGGGAGAGAAAAGCTACACCCTGAGAGATGACTATGGAACCGAAGCACAGTTGTACATCCGGCAAGATCAGCCGTATCCCACAAATATTCTTCTTTTAGCCATCGATTACGAGACTAACGAATAATGGAACTCGCTACCGCATTCCTGATTTACAAGGGAGTTGAAACTGGTTTCAACATGTACACAACAGCGCAACAGAATGCGCTGCAAGCCCAGAACTACGAGCAACAAGCGGCAGAGATTTTACGGGCAGGAAAAGAGAACTATCAGTTTTCCCTAGAAGAAGCTCAGTTGATACAACGGGTTTCTGCCGAGAACGCCAGACAGGTGGAATTTGCCGGAATGACTGCACTAGCTCAGGAAGAGATCGCAGGAAAGGCAAGGATCGGTAGGATTCGGGCCAGAGCCGGATCTTCTGGAGCAAGTGTCAATGTTGGTACTCCAGCAAACGTCCAGATCTCTCAGGAGTTTCAGAATCAGTACAACCAGAGGATGATCAATTACAACACTCGTTACGAAGCAGCAAGAACGAGACTGCAGGGACAACTCCAGGCAGACATGAAGGTCAAACAGGCAGCAATCAACTGGAGACAAGCTCAGGGCCAAGCTGGAGTCCTACGAGGAGCAGCAGGAGCAACACGGGGTTCCAGAGATCAATCTCTATTTGGAGCACTGTTCCAGGGGGCCAGTAGTGGAATCTCAGGATTCGGGGCATTCAAATGAGACTACCTTTCGACCAGACCAATCTGCAGAGACCCTCACAGAACCGACTGTCTCCGGTTTCTTCTCCGAGGACACAACCTCTGGACCTCCAGACCTCTGCAAACTATGCAAAACTGGAATCACTGAAGCAACTCGGCAAGGGCATCTTCTCTATCGGTGATGCGATTTTTCAGAATTATGCTGAAGAAAAGAGAGAAGAGAAACGAAGGGAACTGGAATTATTGAGCCTGGATCTGAACCGAGACAGCATTGATTTACAGAAGAGTTTTGAGACTGCTCCCTCGGCATCTGCTTTGGAAGATGAACAGAGAATTCATGAGTGGTACTACGGAGCACCAGAAGGGGAAGATTCCAGATTTCAGAAGTTGCAACAGAAGTACGGAATTTCAGAAAAGGACATGGAGGTCTATTTCAAAAGATTTGAAGTAAACAATTTGTCCAAGGTTTTGGCCTTACGAACAAGAAGGGAACAAGACGTTAATCGGTTAAATGCCAAAAAGTTTTTCAATACTACATTGCTCAATGAAACCGAGTCTTTTGACATCAACAACTATCCCAATGAGAAAAGTGCGTTCATAGACCAAAGAAGAGAAGAGTTGCTGGGTTATTTGAATGATGCGACCACAGGTCTTAGTGGTGCTCTGAAGACAGATGTTGAAGCATGGGGTTTGGACATTATCAATCGGGAATTGAACCAAGGTCTTCGTTTGTTTGATGTTCGTACCACAGATGCCAATCAAGCATCGTTTAGCGAATCCTACAACGACATCATGTCCATTGAGCTTTCCAGAGAGGAAAGGCTTACCCGATACCGTCAGTTGATCAACGAGTATGGTCCGGAGGTGTCTGGAGGCAAAGGTCTTTTCGACCAGAATTCAACGGTTTTGAAATTACAAGAAGCAGAAGCAGAAGTAGACCGAGAGTTTGGGGAACGCCTGATCGATTCAGATCCTCAACAGTTTCTAGATCTTTGGAATGCACAGGAACCTGGGAAGGAGTCGATGCTCCCTGGGTTGAAAATTCAAGAACGACTAAGGCTCTTCGACAAGGCAACCAAGGCACTGGAAGGCATCAACGCAGATCGGGCATCTGGAGCACAAGAAGTGATTGACCGAGTTCTTGGTCAAATGATGAGACCAAAAGCCCAGTTAGCCAGACTAGCCAATGACTTTGACCAGAACATCGAACTGCTACCAGAGACAAAAAACGGAAGACCCTTTCGGGCAAAGTACCAGATGGCTTTTGATTATGTGGAATCTCTAGCTTATGAGATGGCAGACCCTCTGAAGGCAAACCGACTGACTGTGGAAACAGCACTGGCACGGAAACCACCAGAGTACTATTCGATAGAAGGAGGAGATCCTGCGATAGAGTTAAAGGAAAGAGCCTATTTGCGCTACATCAATCATCACAAGCAGATCCGAGAATCCAGAGCAAAAGACCCTGCAGCTTACTACGCAGAGAAAAGTCCGAAACAAAACGCTTTAGAGTACTTTGATGAGTCCTCTTTAGAAGGCAGCATCCGAGAGCAGACAAGGTATTTAACTGGAGAAGGACACATCCCCTTTCAGTTAGCAGAAGAGGTACGCAAGGGCCGGATCAATCTGTTGCCGAATCAAGTCAAGGAAGTGCTGCTCAATGAACTAGGGAACATCAGAGAGGGAGTCCCGTATGCCATGGCACTTCGGACCTACTTAGAACCAGCAGGAAAGTTTGCTCCGTTACTGATGGAAGAGTTTTCCAGAGATAAAAAGAATGGAGGAATTGGGCTGGAACTCTCTGCGTACCACTACACGATGCCTCACAGCAATGCGATCCTGCAGAGAATGAGAACTTCCGAACTGATCCGGCCAGAGTTGAACAAACGGCAAGCAGAGATCTTGGGAGCAGTTCAGTCAAAGGACTTCAGTATAGCCATTGTCAGCAATGACATTTTTGACGGGTTCCGTCAGTCCATGGCAATCGGGGATACTTCATCGAAGCAATTGGTCAACAGTACTTTGGAGATGGTCAAGGGATATACCTTGATGTTGATGGAAGAAGGACAGTCGTTCAATGATGCCGTAGAAATGGCTAATGATCATATTCTTGGAAAACAGTTCGCCTTTCTGACTCCTGGGTTTGATGACGGATACAAGGTCCGGATACCAAGAGCAGAGATGGAGAATCTTGAAGACGGTCAGTTTCAAGACGCCTTGACGGTAGCAGCACAGCAAGCCTTGGAATCCATTGACAATCCAGCAATCAAAGCAACTGCAGAAGATCGGATCTTCCGATGGTCAAACAGTCCGTTGGACACAGGTTTGATTTTATATTCTCAAGATCCGGATTCTCTTCTGTTTGTTCCAGTAGCTTCTGAAAAAGGAGAAATTACCTGGAGTGAATTGAGAGCACTTGCTTCAGTAGTGGATGAAACACCTCCTGGGACAGCAGGGATACTAAGTGAAATTTTAGGGCCAGAGAACGTAGGTGAAACTATAAAGAAAGAAACTAAGGATTTAGCGTCACCAGCACTAAAGGCTCTTCAAGAAACCGCAGATTCAATTGTAGAAAGTATTCAGTCAGGAGTCCGTGACGAAGTCATTGATCCAAGAGCAGAAGCCAAGGCTACAGGTTCCAAGAATCAGCCGAAGGGATTGATCCCAGAACTGATGGAAGAAGTAGATCAGGCATTGTCTGCCCCAATCCGTCAGCTTGAACAAAAAGCGGAAGAGACCGGAGACTATTCTGCAGACAGAGACATGATTGATCGATATGTCGGAACAGCCAGAGCTATTATTGCCAACGGTAAAGACTCGAAGAAAGCACGGAAAGCCATAGACCGATTATTGGAGAAAGCAGCCCAGAATTTAGCAAATATCAAATCCCGTCAGGCTTTGGATACAGAGATCAATCGTTTGTTCAATGAGGGACAATGATCGGGTACGTTCCAGAGCCAAATTATGTAGGGCAAGCACCTCTTGTAGAAAACTATGACCCAAGTTTCGGGTTCATGCTCAAGCAAGGTGCAAAGAAAATGTTCAGTGATATGTCGATCCTACTTCCTGCTTCAATGGCAGATGTAGCCATTTCTGAAATGCGTGGTGGAAAGATCACTGAAGAAGAATACAAGGACTCTGAGTTTTTTGATCCGCAAATTAAGTGGGATGACTCGTTTACAGAAGCAAAGGCGAGACTTCTGAAAGACCGGATGGATGCTGAAAGAGAGTACGCCTATTATTTGGAACAAGCTCAGGACTTTACAGACTACATTGCCTTTTACGGAGGAGTGATTGCTGGTGCAGTCCCAGATCCGTTGAACTACATCCCATTGCTCGGTCAGTTCGATAAACCGAGAAGAGCCTTACAGTATGCTGGGATTGGTGCTCGTAGTTCCAGAGCACTATTGGGAGCAGCAGATGCTGCCTTGTTGACTACCTTGGCTTCTCCCTTACTAATGGCAGAACGGGCGAGTTATCAGCAGAAATATGATGCTCAAGATGTCTTGTTTGATATTGGAATTGCTACGGGTCTCGGTGGAGGGTTGGGAGCATTGTTGGGTCGAGTAAAACCAGAGGACAGTTACCCAGGAAGAATCCCTACTCTGGAGGAAGCCCGTGCTTATGACCCAGATGTCCCATCAACCATTACTGATCCTCCTGGTCAACTTCAGCAGTTTATTGAGAGAGTTCCTCCGGAAAACCGTGCTAATGCAGTCAGGAAGGCGTTGCTTCAACAGAGAGCAGGAAAGCCGATTGATGTCAGTGCAGAAATGCAACCTGTTATCTCAGGAGATGAAGTAAAGCAAACTCGGTTAGCTGAACTAGAGAAACGTTTTGAGGAGCAGGAAAACCTGACATCAGAAGAATTCTCAGAAATGCAAAGGCTTGCTTATGAAGTAGAAGAACTGACCCCTGACTACACAGTAGCAAAACTTGAGGAACCAGAACCCTTGGTCGATGAATTCATTGCAGCTATTGAAAAACAATCTGATGCAGAACTGGATAGCGGAATCCGAGAACTGGAAACACAGAATCTACTGAAGGATGACGATGCCAAGGAGTTAGCACGGCTGGAAGATCTGACTACAGAACAAGCGAATCGTGAAATCGAAGAATACTATGCCAATGTTTCTTACTGTGTGATGCGTAATGGCTAAAAAAGATCCCTGTTTAAATATAGCAGTCAACGAGAAGTTCGGAGTTTCCGAAGATGTTGCCAAGGAGTTAGTGGACCGTCTGAAGAAAGAGAAGGCACTGCTGCAGGGAGATCCAGACTACGAGGTCAAGTTCAAACGGGCAGCAGGAGAGATGTCCAACCAGATGAAACAGGCACTAGCTTTCGCAAAACGAGCACGGAAGTCCCAGGCCATTATCAATTCAAAGCTGGATCAGCGGATTGTCAATAACCCGAAGGCCGCAGCAGAACTGGAAAAGTATTTAGTCGGTAGACAAAGTTATCGCAGACAGTCTGATGGGATCATGGAGTTGGATTCGATCTCAGGGCAACAGCAGTCCAAACGGAGAGAACGTTTAGGTCGAGTTATCAATGCCTTGGGAGTCCGAGGAGCATTTGCTCTGGCAAAGCCATCGGTCATGGGAAAGTATTTTCCTTTTGGTCAGGGTCTTTTCGATGATGTGAATTTCCATCGGGATCTGGTGATTGAACTCTTTGATGTGCCGAATGGAAAACAGGGGACCAACAACATCCAGGCTCAGAAGATGGCTCAGGCCATTATTTCGGAAAAGCGAGATGTGATTGCGAGACTGAGAGCAAACGGGGTGAATATCGGTTGGCTAGCCGATCATGTGACCACACAGTATCACGATTCAGTAGCAATTCGCTCAGGTGGCTTTGAGGCAACCGGACTGTTGAGAAAAGGACTCTCGGAAGAGGAAGCTTTTCAGCGTTGGGCGAAACGTCTCTATGACCCGAATAACGAAAGACAGGGGTTACTGGACATGGACCGGACCTTCGTCAAGCCATCAGGCGAGACAGTTGTTGATCCAGATCAGAGGATGAAGTTTCTACGAGAAGTCTACAACAATATCATCTCTGGAGATCGCAAGGTTCATGAACTGGTTCCCACTGAGGCAAACGTAGGTCAGATGTCTTTGGCTTCCAAGGTCTCTCAGAGCAGACAGTTGCACTTCAGAGGTGCAGATTCATGGTTGGCGTACAACAACGAGTATGGTCATCGGAACCCTGTGACTGCTGTGCTGACGGGACTAGAAAGGATTTCTGATGATCTGGAACTGATCAACCGAATGGGACCGAATCCGGATGCTGCTTTCAAGAGACTGCTGGCGAACACGGAATTAACCGCAGGAGAGAAAAACGTAATCCAGAGTCACTTTGACATGGTTTCCGGAAAAGCCTTTGAGATTGCCAATCCAACGATCCATCAATGGGAAACCGGAATTGCTTCTCTGCAGACAATGTCCAAACTTGGTAGTGCCGTATTCAGTGCTTTTAGCGATCCGATCTACACGGCATTTACTCGCAGTTACCACGGGGTGAACATCTTCAGTGCTTATTACGATACCTACCGTACTGCATTACAAACTCTTGGGAACAAAGAGATCAAGGAGTTCGGAACTCTACTCGGTCTTGGACTAGAGGGAGCAGTTGGTTCTGCAGCATCACGATTTGCTCCAGCACGTTCAGCCACTCAGTATCTTTCCGGAGCAACCGATAACTTCTTCCGTTGGAACCTGTTGAATGGCTGGACAAACTTCATGCGCCAAGGTGCGGCTTACATGATGGCTAGAGACATGGTCAATGCGGCAAAGAAGCCATGGAATCGGTTGAATGAACGTTATCGTTACGTCCTCTCTCAGTACGGAATTACAGAAGCAGATTGGGAAGCCATCAAGAAGTTACCGAGGACCAAGGTTTCTGGAATTGAAATCATTTCTCCCCATGGAGTCCGACAAGCCATTGACAACGGAGCAGTCCCACCGGATAGCGTAGCAAAAGCGAGAGAACTGGCAGACAAGGTCCAGATGTTCCTCGTTGGGGAAAACACGATGGCTGTTATTGAGCCTGGAGCACGGGAACAAGCCTTTATGCGAAGAGTCCCCTTCGGTGGAGAGGGAGCAGGAAAAGCAGGGACTGCATCCGGTATGGCCGCAAGACTCTTCTGGCAGTTCAGAGGGTTTCCGTTGTCGATGATGATGAGGAACTTCCCTAGAGTAGCCCAGATGGGTGCTCCTGCGATGTTTCATTTACTTCCGATGGTTGGCATCGGCTATGCCGTAAAGTCCGCTAAGGATGTCATGAAAGGCCGAGAACCACTTGATCCAAGAGACCCTGATAACATCTATAAAATTGCAGTCTCCGGTGTGTTGCAAAGTGGGTTCGGAGGACTAGCTGGAGACTTCTTGATTAACGATGTTCGCAAGTACGGTTATGGTCTTGCCGATTTACTCGGTGGACCTACAATTGGAACAGCACAAGATGTATTTGCAGTCGGTGGAGCAACAGCCGCAGTACTGAGAGGAGATGAAGAAATCGGAGAGATTGGAGAAAGTCTTTGGAAGGTCATCCGTAACAATACTCCTTATGTCAACTTCTGGGCTTCCAGAACAGCCTTTGACTACATGATTGATTACCAAGTCCGTGAAATGTTGAATCCAGGAAGTCTTACCAGAATGCAGAATCGTTTTACTAGAGAGAACAATCAGAACTTCTTGCCTGGACTGTCTCCTGCTGAAATCGTTCCGTATGGAGGATCACTATGACGGTCTCAGTACTCCGGAATCAAGTCCAGTACACAGGGAATAATTCCACAACTCAATTTACTGTCAATTTTTCGTACACCGAGAAGTCTCAGGTCAAGGTCTATCTAGATGGAACTCTTCAGACGATCACCACGCACTACACTCTGACAGATCCGGACAGCACAGGAACCGTTACTTTTGTGACTGCACCAGGGACCGAAGTGGGTGTTTCCTTTATCCGAGAGACCGACTTTCTCCAGACAGTTGACTACGCAAATAACGACATTCTTGATGCTGAAACTTTAGAAGCGGCATTCGACAAGTTGACCATGATGTGCCAGCAGGTAAAGAACCTTGCGGACAAGTCAGTCGGATTCGATGAAACAGTCAATGAGTCAGAAACAACCTCACTGAAGTTAGCATCAGGAACCGGAGATCTTGCCGGAAAGCTACTGGCTTTTGATTCCACGGGAGCATTTGTCACCACGCAAGAGATCGGGGCATTTCGGGGAAATTATTCAGTTTCTGTCTCTTATGTAGTCCGAGACTTGGTCCGAGATCCTGCTACGGATAATGTTTACTTTACTCTTCAAGATGCTCCTGCTCCAGCCGATCTGACTGATACTGACTACTTTGAACTGCTCGTTGATGTAGAGACGGTCAGAACTCTAAAGGAAGCTGCAGAGACTGCAAAGACGGGAGCAGAAACAGCACTGGCTTCTTTCCAGGGGCAGTACAAATCTTCGGCTACCGACCCATACGGTGGTTCTGCTGATGCTGGAGACCTCTGGTACGATGAGACCAATTCGATATTAAAGTACTACACAGGATCTGCTTTTGAACCTGTTACCACTTCGTTAGCGACTGTTACCGGAAATTATTTAACGATTTCCAATCAAGTGATTACGGCTGGAGTGGTTCCGGTTTCCCTCGGTGGCACAGGCTCTACGACTGCTTCGGGAGCACGGACTGCACTTGGGGTTTCAATTGGGTCTGACGTACAAGCTTGGGACCAGCAGTTAGACGATATCAGTGCTCTCGCAGTCACAGACGGAAATATCATTGTTGGCAACGGCACTACCTGGGTGGCTGAATCCGGTGCTACGGCTAGAGCGTCTCTGGGTTTGACCATTGGTACGAATGTCCAAGCACAAAATAGTAACCTCAATGATCTTTCTGGGATTTCGTTTACTGGAAGAGCGAACCAGGCCATTGTAATAAACGGGACTGCTGATGGGCTAACGACAGCCTATCGAAATGTTGGGGCATTGACTTCCGTAACAATAAGTGGCGCTGATGAGTTTTCCATTCTAAAAACAGTTGCATCAGGTTCAACTGGTGATAGTAACACTTTTAGCCTGTCGCTTAATGCTGCAAATACACGGACACATTTAGGGTTAGGGACACTCGCTACCCAGGACACGATTACCGAGTCGCAGATTTCGGATCTGCAAAGTTATTTGACTGCTGAAGCGAATGATCTGTCTGCCGCAGTCACTTGGGCAAACGTCCCAGATGCTAATATCACTCAGTCTTCTGTCACTCAGCACCAAGCTGCACTAAGTATCACAGAGTCACAGATCAGTGACCTCCAGACCTACTTGACTGACTCCTCTACTGCCACACTGACAAACAAATCAGGAAACATCTCTCAGTGGACCAATGATTCTGGATACCTCACTGCGGAGACAAACAATCTCAGCACGGTTTCTGGGACCCTCCCCGTAGCGAACGGGGGAACTGGAGTTACGGCACTATCATCACTCAATGCTGCAGATCTGGGATCGAATAATGGGGTGTCTGACGCTACAGACGGATATGTTCTGACTGCAGATGGCACAGGTGGGGTTGCGTGGGAAGCGGCAACAGGTGGGATCTCCGATATTGTCAGTGATACTACTCCGCAACTCGGTGGGAACCTGGATGTCAATGGGCAGTCCATCGTTTCGGTTTCAGCAGGGAACATCAGCATAACGCCAGATACCACAGGCAAGATCATTCTTGACGGACTTTCGTGGCCTACGGCTGATGGGACAACCGATCAAGTCTTAAAAACCGATGGTGCTGGCAATCTGAGCTTCGTGGATCAGTCAAGTGGTGGAATCACAACAGGCAAAGCAATCGCTATGGCAATCGTATTCGGATAATTTATGGCAGCACCTAACATTGTTTCAGTCGGTACGATCACAGGGAAAACGGCAGTCCAGGCAATCGGGACGAGTGCCACGGCAATCGTGACCAACTCGGCAGCATCGGGCAAGGTTTTTAAGGTCAACACACTGCTCATCGCAAATGTCGATGGCTCTGCTGCTGCGTCAGTCACCGTTGATCTCTACAGATCATCTACGGCTTATCATTTAGTAAAAACCGTACAAGTCTTTGCCGATTCAACCTTGGATGTGCTCAACAAAAGCATTTACTTGGAAGAGGGCGACTCACTACGACTTACGGCTAGTGCAGCTAGCGATCTGGAAGGAATCTGTTCTTATGAGGAGATCAGCGAATGAGTAATGCACGGAATATAGCGGATATCACTAATGGTGATGATGCCCCAGTTTATGCTTGTAGGGCATGGGTTAATTTTGATGGGACAACCAACACTGCAGGTTTTTGTACAATACTGGATAGTGGAAATGTATCTACAGTGGAAGACAACGGAACTGGCATTTATACCGTAAATTTTACGACAGCAATGCCGGATGCTAATTTTGCAGTAGTAAATGCACCCACTTATACGACATCTGGAGCAGCATCTGCGATGATTAGGCAGGCTAGCATTGTTTCAAATTCCACTACAACATCTGCCGTTCAGATTAATACTGGATATTCATTCCCCTCCGGATACGGTTTGGAGGATCAGGCAGTTGTAGCAATCGCTATCTTCCGCTAACTACAAAGGATTTAAATGAAACTAGCAATTTTCCCCAATGACGAAACGATCTCTGTTTTAGTACCTGCTCCAAACTGTGGGCTAACTCTGGAACAGGTCTGTGCTAAAGATATCCCGACAGGCGTCAAGTTCAAAATTATCGACAGTTCAGAACTCCCAGACCGAGAATTTAGGGGGGCGTGGGACTATGATTTCACCAACAGTTACGATGGAGTAGGTGCGTGATTACGATCAATCTTACAAGAGCAAAAGAGATCAAAAAAGAATCTCTCCGACAAGAGCGCAAACCGTTACTAGAAGCTCAAGATGTCGCTTTTCAAAGAGCCTTGGAATCCGGTGCAGACACCACTGCGATTGTTGCGGAAAAGGTGCGCCTACGGAATATCACCAACCTAGTAGATCCTTGTACCACAGTTGAAGAACTCAAAGCCGTGAGTATCTAATGTCCTACATTGGTAATGTCCCCACTCCAGCAGCATCGGAGACTCGACAGGAATTTACTGCTACTGCATCACAGACCACCTTCAACACCAGTGGGTACGTCATCGGGAATTTTATTTCTGTTTATTTGAATGGGGTCCGTCTTAGTGCAGGGACCGATTTTACTGCATCCAACGGATACGATGTGGTTCTGACCACAGGGGCAGCAGCAGGAGATTTACTTGCCGTAGAAATGCGGAACACTTTAGCGGATATTGGAGCAGGATTTGCCAGCACTAGCGAGGTCACTGGGACCAATACAACTGGTAGCATTACGACAGGCACTAACGCCCTGACGGTGTCCTCTGGAACAGGCATTAACGTAGGTGATTATGTGGTCGGTGAGGGAATCGCACCAGGCACTACAGTTTCTGCGATCTCAGGGACATCAGTGACTCTCTCAGGGACGGTAGGCGCAACACTGAGCAGTGACCCAGTATCATTCTACACTGCCAACAAAGCACTCAGTCCGGGTCTGGTAGCAGGAGGGTTGTGTAGGGCTTGGGCTAGGATTCAAGCAAATGGGACAATAATTGGTTCTCATAACGTTAGCAGTGTGAGTGCATCTGGTGGAGCATATACTGTAAACTTTTCCAATGCTATGCCAGACACCAATTATAGTGTATGTCTAAGTCTTGGTGATGAACAAGCTGGCCGATATACACACTATTTACACACAGCAAATTCCGGCAGTGTGTTAATTAAAACTATGTATGAAGGTGGCAATTTCGGGAGTTTTTCTAGAAGTTTTAGTATGGCAATTTTTAGATAAATTAAAGTTACTACGGAATTTTATCTGTTTCTATATTTTCCGCTAACCCGAACTAGGCCGAGCAATGCCAGCAGAAACAAAACGAGTAAAACGATGGATATAGAATTGATTAAAGAGTTATCGAACCTGGGTGGTCTATTCATCGCTTTAATTGGTGCTGGTTGGTACGTCCGCTACATCTCCGATCAACATCGGGAAGAACGAAAAATTCTTTACGACAAGGATAGTGTAAACGATGAGGCTTTGCGAAATTTAATGTCCAGTTCGCACAATCAGTTGATCCAGATCATGACCGGAGTAAACACAACACTAAAAGAGATGACGGTAGCGATTTCGGAACTGAAACATACGATAGAACACGGAGAAAGAAGGTGAAACTCCTGCTCCCCCTGTTGCTTCTGGCTACTACGATCTCTGCTACCGAGTTGCAATACAAAACTCACTATCTGTTTATCTGGACAGGAAACTGTACGAGCAGAATGATTCCGAGTTACGAGAGACAGGGAATGCCGTGGAAATTTGCGTTTTCTCTCGCATCACAGGGATGTTCTTGTGTCATCGATAAGTTCCGAGAGAACTACACTCATGACCAGTTGCTTGCTCTCAATGATGCAGAACGAGAAGAACGATCTCTATATTTTGCCCAAGTCTGTGGTGGAATTACTCAGGAGTTATAAATGGAAGAATTATTTAATCTAGCACTGGATACCGGATTTCTAGAAATGGGTCTGGTTGCCCTCGGTGCTCCAGCAGGACTCGTCTTCGGAGTCAAAATGTTCAAACGGATGAAGAAATGATCGAAACTCGGAACTTCAAACATAGAGAACTTAGTTGTAATTGCTGTGGTGGGAACCAGATGAACGTGGCTTTCTTAGAAAAACTACAGTTGATCCGAGATGAATATCAACAACCGATGGTCATTAGTTCTGCATACAGATGTCCACGTTATAACGATGAGATTTCATCCACTGGACCCACTGGACCACATACCACAGGAAGAGCCGTAGACATTCTGATATACGGTCAGGAAGCCTATGATCTTATGAAACTTTGTCTCAAGTACGGGATGACTGGACTTGGATTTAAGATGGCTGGACCCAGGTCAACTAGATTTCTTCACTGTGACGATTTAACCAATACTGCGAAATCTCCCCGTCCCTGGATCTGGTCTTACTGATCTTTCTGTACTATCTGTAACAGTTTATCTATCTTTTCCTCTAACGACTGAAAATCCGTGTGTCGCAGGTTCGATTCCCGCTCTGGCCACTTCATCGTTTTTGTAACATCGTCTGTATCCTCTCTGTAAATTCCTAACGAATTCACCAATTCTTGTAGCGGCAAATGAGTCGTATTCAGATAGAGTTCTGTAGTCGATAAACGTTCATGTCGTAGCAGATGTTGCACGTGTACCGGATTCATATTTCCGGACAATAGTTCAGTAGCAACA